TGCTGAATTTGATAGCGCCTCAATTCGTGGTGGCATTATTGCAGGAAGCGTAAGCACCCCTGGTATCGATATCCTCTCGGACGGTTCAATAAGTAGTGAGAATTTTCAGGTGGACCCTGATGGAACAATTTGGGCTCAAAATGCAGTTTTATCTGGAGAAATTAATGCGACAAGTGGTACAGTGGCTGGCTGGCAGGTTAGCGCTAGTGAAATATCAGCCGATAGTGGTGCTATTCGGTTATACCAAGAAGCTGAATTTGGGGCATTGTACGCAGGCCTTAGTGCTGAGACTCAGATTGGGATCACATCAGACGCAATATTTTTTGCTAATCGTGGTGGTGTTACAACCGATATAAATGCTGTCACTGATGCTTATTATTCTTTAAGAATTACAGACGATGGCGGCGGGCAAAAATTCAAAGCATCTCCGCAAGTAGCTAGCATCTCAAACGGAGCGCAATATGCGTTCATTAGTGATGACGGAATCGCTACAAATGGTGAAGTATTTATGAACACTGGTTATGTCACGGGACCAGGAATAGCGTACCCTGGGTGTACAACAGGCCCAGGGACTTTTAACAATATGGGTTTGGTCTGGAACAATCCAGACATCCGAGGGACAGTTGACAATGTTATTTCTGCGGTTTTGGGAACAGTTTCTGATGTAAGAAGTAAAACAAATATAGTTGATGCTCCGAAAGAGTGGGAAACGCTATCTTTAAATAATTTAAGAGTTGTTGAGTTCAACCCTGTAGATATTTTGGATGATGAAAATTTGCATTTATACCCAAAAAGATTGGGCTTGATTGCTCAGGAAATTAAAAACACATTCCCCCATTTAGTGTCGTCTATCAATGATGATGATGAAAGCGCTATTTTATCAGTAAACTATACTGGCTTGGTTCCTCATTTACTTCAAATGGTCCAATCTCTTAATTTACAAATTATAGATATTAAAAAAAGGTTGGATGCATAAATGACAAAAACAGACTTAGAGGCGTACATCTATGCGAGTATGTCTAATTACAGATCACCAAGTGTAAGCGTTGCTAGAAAGCTTTCAGATGTGATGTGGCGTGTATACGAGACTTTATTAACGGAAGATGGTCCAAATCAGTTGTTGTTCATTGATGAATGCATGGCAAACTCCTTTAAGAACGGGATATGAGGTATACTTAATATGGAGAAAATTTAATGGCATATGAAAATTACAACGAAGTTACATGGACTGACGGAACTCCCGTAACGGGGGCTAGGTTGGCGCAAATGTCAACCAATATGGATCAAATTAAGGACGCTACTGATGACAACCCGCAGGGTTTAAAAAGGCTCAAAACAATAACCAGCAATTCGGCAACATACACCAATTTCTCCACAACCAATGAAATTATAAATCTCAGCAATGAGTCTGGGACTGGTGGTGGGGATAATCGGGTAACGATAGATGCTAGTCGCTATTACAGGGTATCTTTAAATTTCACTGGGTTTGCGGTGGATGCTAAAGGGGCGGAAGACTCAACATATGTTGTGAGTATATGGAGTGGTGTATTTAATACTGGAGTACCAGCAAGGGTATATTCCGCTCAATTCACCCCACCAATTTTTGCCTATATAAATGTCGCTACTGCTGGCGCTGCTGCAACTATATCTGATATCGCGTTGAGGAATAATTCCTACGATTCCCGCTTTGGTGCTGGGTTACATTCGGTTATTCTGCAAAGCAATATTTCTGGATTAAATAACGGTTCATTCTTTTCTACAGTTGAAAGATACCAGGGCGCTAGTGCAACCAATGCACCAGGCTTTTGGGTGCCAGCAACAACATCAGCAACAGCAACTGCTTCATCATTGCAATTATATGTCGAGGATATCGGCGGGGTCTAATAATTGAAAGATAGCCGACTAGCTTCTCAAAGAAAAGAAATTGATTGGTCAGCCAAATTTCTTACTGGAAAAGATAGCCCTAATTACAATGGTGGCAAGTACATTGATGATAAGGGTTATGTAAGGGTATTACAGCCAGATCATCCCAAAAATATTCGTGGATATACATATGAGCATAGAGTAGTCCTTGAGGCGTATCTTAATAGATACCTTGAGGCTTGGGAAACAGTTCATCATATAAACGAAATAAAGGTAGATAACAGGCTTGCCAACCTATTTTTATGCAGCACAGAAGAGCATAGTGCTTTACATAAAGAGGGTCATCGTATCACTGAGGCTCATAAGAAAAAGATGCGGGAATCGGCTAGAATAAATAAACCACACACAAAAAAGAGAAATGCCGCCAAAATAATTGTTATTAAAAAAAGACTCCCGTAGCAACTTTCCTTAGGTCTTTATGATATGATAGAGAAAACCAAAAGGAGAATACATTGAAAATATGCGCAGGAGAAGGTTGTAATATAGAGTTCGAGGAGCAAACGGCTAATCATAAATATGCTGACAAGCTCTGTCGTCAATCAATTGACAGTAGTGGTTTGTGCAGGTATAGGCGGGATAATGGGCTGTTTGAAGCAGAGCCAGACTTCCTGACTGGAGAAGTCCCCGCAACGGATAGCGAGCTGCGTCTGGTCTATAATAAATTACTTCAAGAATACACGAAGATAAAAACAAAGAGTGACGACCTTGCCGATGCCGTATATAGAGCTGTTAAGGAAGATATTGCGGCTTCAAAGAACGAGATCATCATTAAGCCAAAATTTACTAAATCAAGCAAGGGAGAGGAAGTCGCGGTCGCTATTATTGCTGACTGGCAACTTGCAAAGATAACACCAGACTACAATTCAAAAGTTTGTGAAGAGAGAATTTATCGCTATGCCGAGAAGGTCATTCAACTAACAGAAATTCAAAGACAAGATCACCCAGTTAAAGAACTTAGAATTTGGGCTCTTGGAGATATTATTGAGGGCGAGTTGATATTCCCAGGTCAATCATTCCTTGTTGATGGTGGTTTGTATAGACAAATTACTGTTGATGGTCCAAGAATAATGAAAAACTTTATTAACATGATGCTTGAGCATTTTGAGAAAATAACATTTGTTGGTGTTATTGGAAATCATGGAGCAATTGGTGGGCGGGGTAGGAGAGATCATGATCCTGAAACTAATGGCGACAGAATGCTTTATCGTATTACCCAATTAATGTTCGAGAAAGAAAGTCGTATCGAATTTAAAATACCAGATGGTCGCGGGGAAAGACACTGGTATGCAGTAGATACAATTGGTAAGTACAGAGCGATGCTTTGTCACGGTGATCAGTTTGGAAGCCTCTCAACATTTTATGGGTTCCAGAAGAAAGCTTATGGCTGGAAGATCGGTGCTATCAGTGATGACTTTGATGATATCTACCTTGGTCATTTTCACACACCAACAAAGATGACATTCAACACTGTCCAAGTTAGAATATCGGGAAGCCCTGAGTCTACAAATACCTACGCATCAGAGAGTCTCGCTGCAGCAGGAAGGCCATCACAGCCATTGATATTTGTCCACCCTGAAAAGGGAATTGTTACTGCAGAATATAATTGTTGGCTGGATTAATATGGCGAGGAGACGATTAACTGGATTGTATTGTCAGAAATGTTCTGGACGAGTTTTTATTGGAAATCAATATTATGCTTTTCAAAAGAACTTTATTGATCTGACATGCACAAGATGTTCATGGTCAAAGGATATAGAGGTTAAGAAGTTAAACTGGTTGCTTGACAAACTTGGGTTTAATAAAACAAAGGAATATCATGATATCAAAGAAACCAATAGCAAATAAATTTTATAAATATGCTGGTAACATAGTCAAGATAAAGAAGATTTCTAAGTCTAGAAATAAAATTTTTCTTGAAAATCTTACTGATAGGGAGCATATTGATGTCCCATATGAGCAATGTGAATTGCTTCTAACAAGACTGTATACTGTTGGCGAGGTCGCTAAAATTGTCGGCAGAAGGCCAGATACTTTAAGAAAATATGAAAGAAGAAATTTAATACCTTCCGCAAAGAAATTTGGTGAAGAATGTGTTGGGTATACATCTTGGAGATACTATGATGAAAGCGCAGTGTATGAAATGGTTGAGTTTTTTAACCAGCGAGTGCAGGGGCGACCAGTTGTAAAAACAAAAAGCAATATGCAAGGCACATTGAAATTACTGGAACAAAAAGTAAAACTACACAGATGAGGAGTTAATATGAGTAAGAGTGATGAAACAGGAACAGAAATTTGGGCTTCTTTAGGAATTACCAAAAATCTCGGTAACTACGAGTCATTGAGGCTCGACGCTGGCGCTCGTGCAAAGGCGGAGAGTCTGGATGATCCAGTTGCGTGGGCAAAGCTCTGGGAGTCTATTGATTCACAAATTGAGGCTAAGCTTCAAGAACTGGACCATGAAAAGTCTAAGTGATTGGGTGTTGGAATCAGTTTGTATAAATGATGAAACGCCATCTTCTTGGCTATCTTATAATATAAAAGATATAAAATATGCCAAGGATGGTTGTAGTCGATGTGAAGTAAGAATCCCCTGTTTTTTAAGAGCGTGGGGCGAAGATTCGTATGCGGGAGTGAACGCTGGTATATCTGAATATGATATATTGATGCTTACATGGAAGGAGACAAGTAAAGAAAATGGCAAAAACTGGGCTAGAAGCAATAAATTACTTCAAAAAATCCTGCAAAGAATTAAATAAGTTATACATTCCAGACTCCCCAAGGGAAGATGCGATTGCTGATTCGTTAATGGAATTTTATGATAACGATAATTTATTTAAGGCAATAGACCTTTTTGTTAAATCAAGGACAGGGCCATTTTTAATGTTTGATTTTGCTATAGAATCAAGGAAGTACATTGATAAGATAATCTCTGAAAAGAAAGCACTTGAAAAGTTTAAAGACATCGTAGAAGAAACAAGGAAGAGAATGGAATCTGAATGAACGATGAAATAAGATTACTTAACTCCATTATTGACACCAATGGTTATGTTGAGGCTGTTAATGGTGGTTCTGAAAATGTCTTTTTAGAATATAGAGACATATGGAGTTTTATCATAAACCATTATGATGAGCATAAAAAGGTTCCATCGAAAGATACCATCAAACATCACTATCCTGACTTTGATTTCGTCCCAACTCCAGAACCGCTTAAGTATTATTTAGATCAAGCGAAGCGTGAGTCTCTTTCTTATCAAACAAGAACTCTTGTCTCTAAAGCCAATGGAATTCTTAATGAATTAGGGCCTAAAGAATCCTTGTCTTTCTTAATGGAAGAAACATCTCGACTATATAAGTTCTCAAGTAGCTTGAAAGATACTGATCTCGCTGGTGATTGGAAAGAGCGAGCCGCTGCTCTCAGGGAAAGGTCACTAAAAGCAAATGGTGATTTGCAGGGTATTCCTAGCGGGATTAATGTAATCGACAAAGTGTTTGGCGGTTGGCAACCTGGTGATTTTATTGTTTTGTTAGGTTGGACTGGTGTAGGAAAATCTTTTATTGCTCGTTTATTTGCGGTTAATGCTTGGAAGGCTGGGTATAGACCACTTATTATTTCTCTTGAAATGAATAAACAACAAGAAAGTCAACGCTTCGACACATTGCTGAATAACGGAGAGGGCAACTTCACCAACTCAGACTTGGTAAAAGCCAACCCCGCAATTATTGATAAATATGAAGCATGGGCTGAGAAAACATTTGCTGGCAAACACGCTATCCATTTAGTTACAGCCGAGGGCCTTGAATCTGCTGACCAAAACATGGTTCAGGCTAAGATTGACCAGTATCATCCAGATATGGTAATCCTTGACTATCATGGTCTATTCGATGATTCAAGCGGGGCAAAAACAGAGACAGAGAAGGCTAAGAATTTATCAAAAGCCTTCAAGAGAATGGCTGTAAAGAACAATATTCCTATTATAGATGTTGCTGCTGTAACAATGTCTGAGGGGCATGGAGAGAGACCACCAGAGCTAGAGGAAGTCGCATGGAGTAAACAGTTGGCTTACGATGCAGACCTTGTTCTTGCAATCCATCGTGATTTAGAAACAGGGCTTTTCCAAATTGTATCCAGAAAAGTGCGAAGAGCAACGCAGTTTGGATTTTTCCTTAGATGGAATTTAGATACTGGTAAGTGGGCTGAGGAGTGGGATATTTAATATGGACAAAATTCTTAGCGGAACTGCTCAAGATATTGAGGCAATAGCGCGGCTTAGGCCATGGATGGAAGAAGAGGCTCGGGAAAAGTATGGTTACACAGGTAAAACAAAATTATTTACAGAATACCACAAAGAGTCTGAAACATTTTCATTCTCACTCATTTTCTGCGATGAATCTTGAAAATGAAGTAAAACTGTTATTCCAGAATTATGGTATACATACTCATACCGACTCTGGCAATGAGGTAACGATATATTGTCCGTTCCATCAGAATAGGAACACTCCATCTTTTTATATAAACAAGAAGACTGGGTTGTGGCAATGCTTCAACCCATCATGCGGGAAGAAAGGTAATTTCAGGCAGCTATATAGACAGATAACTGGCAAGGCATACGGCAAGGCAACCAGTTTAGACCCAGTTGCTTTGAAAAAAGAACTTGAAAAAGCCTTAAGCCCAGTTATCACTGATGAAGAAATAACTATTGACACCCTTATGGTAGACTATAGTTCAGATGATGCTAAGGAAAAATTTTCGTCTTTTCTTGAAAGAGGATTGGAGATGAAGACTCTGCAATATTTTGATGTCTGTTATTCCGAAACAAAGAAAAGAGTTGTTATCCCAGTAAGAAGCCATGACTTTAAGATTATGGGGCTCATAGGGCGGGCTACATCAACAGATCAGGAGCCTAGATACCTTTATAATACTGGGTTTAAAAGAGCAATAGTGTTGTTTAATCTTCAAAACGCTAAAAGGCATGATAGTGTAATTGTAGTTGAAGGTAGCGTTGATGCTATGAAGGTACACCAGGCGGGTTTCCCAAATGTTGTCGCTACATTGGGAGCACAAGTTTCCGCACAGCAAGCCAAATTGTTGAAGAGATATTTTGATAAAATTATTATTTTTTCTGACAAAGATGACGCTGGCGATGCAATGAAGCGTGCTATAATAAGTTCTTGCTGCGGTAAAGAAATTTACTCAGCGGAAGTTCCAGAGGATGCTAAAGACCCTGGGGAGCTGACAGTAAAGGAAATACAAACAAGCATAACAAACAAACAAATCATTATATAACAGGAGAAAACAAATATGACATTCACATCACTTAAAACATTACAAGAACTGGAGAAGGCAGTAACACCACCCCCTGGTTCTGGGGTAAAGAAATACTTCACGCTACAGGCGGGCGATTCGTTCAAGATTCGCTTCCGTCAGGAGTTAACTGAAGATGCAAAGAATTATATAGAAGAAGTTGGTACTGGAATTACAGTACCCGTTATTACATCACCGATAAATTGGAAGTGGAGAGTAGCATCAACTGCTAGTTTTGAAAAATTCAATTATCGTTGCTGGGGCACGGAGCAGTCCGTTGTTGATAAAGCGTGGAGACCTAAGCCACACTTCTTGGTCAATATCGCTGTCGAGGTTGAGAAGGGTGTATGGGAACCAAGAATTCTTGACACAACTTTTAACCAGCGCCATGTTGGTCTTACACTGATTGAATATGCTAAGGAATTTGGCACTATTACAGATAGAGAGTATAAGTATTCCAGGACTGGCTCAGCCGCTTCTGACACAAACTACAGCCTTATACCTTTAAATATTGGAGAAGTGCCAAAGGAGATTAAAGACATGCCGTTTCATGACTTGGAAAAGGTCTATATGGCATTACCATATGAGAAGCAGCAAATTTTCCTAACCACTGGAGAGCTAGAAAAAGACTCTTGGTAAATTGTTATTATTTGGGCAGGGGGAAACCCCTGCCCTTTAACAAAGGAATTTGATGAATAAGAACATTGTGCTCGATCTTGATGGTGTAATTGCCGATATTGCTGACGGTATTGAGAATTATTTATACGAAGGTGTTGGCAAGATTGATTCAGAATTTTATGATTACTCATCATGGCTAACAACTGACACAAAAGATGAGACTGCTCTACACCTTTTCTCTAAAAAGATATTTTGGAAAAACTTAAAGCCCTTTGAAGACGCTTGGTACCAAGTTAATTACTGGTTTGGCGCAGGGTTTGATATCCACATTGTGACGGCAAGAAGAAGTGAAGCGTCTGTGGTTATGACAGAGCCATGGCTTGATGGTTGGAAAATAAATACATTGAGGCCAAAATTTTCTAGGCTCAATGAAAAGCATTTAATCATAAAAGATATTAACCCGCTATTCGTTGTTGAAGACAACCCCAGTGAAGTAATTAAATTGAGGGAGAATGGAATTAACTGTTATTTGCGCAAGGCGTGGTACAATGAACCTTACTGGGCAGACCTGCCCTGCATAGACAACCTTTACGATTTGGATATTTAAATGACTGAGTTCGTTCACTTACACTGTCACTCAGAACACTCTCTCTTGGATGGCATGTCCACTCCCGAAGAGATTGCGCAAATAGCAAGCTCTAACGGGCAGTTCGCTGCGGCTATAACCGATCACGGCACGATGGGTGGGGTACTGAGATTCCAGGATGCATGCAAAAAGCATGCTGTAAAACCACTGTTTGGCGTAGAAGCATACTTCGTACCATCCGTAAAAAATGATGGTGATGGTAAGCATGAGAGATTCCACTTAATTCTCCTTGCAAAGAACAACCAAGGTCTTGAAAAATTGTTCAAGTTATCACAAATTAGCTGGCAGGATAACTTTTATTATAAGCCAAGAATTGATTTTGATTTATTAGAAGAAATGGTTGATGACGATATTGTTTCATTGTCAGGCTGCAGAGGTAGTTCAATTGCTAAAGCAATTGAGGCTGGCGATTACTCCAAAGCGGAGCAACTAGCAACTAGATTCAACTCTATCTTTAAAGAAGATTTTTACTTTGAGCTGCAGGCTTGGAACCCCAAAGTTATAAATGATGGGTTACTGGATCTCGCAACATCACTTGGCAGGAAGGCTGTTGCTACTGCAGATTGTCATTTCCCAACCTATGCAGACAAGGGGTGTGAGGAAGTTTTGTTGCTTGTTTCTCAATACCCATCAATTGGCGCAGCGGCTATTAATAAGGCAAAGGAAAATTTGAAAACATTTCCCCCTGGTAATTATGATCTAGTTGAAAAGGTTAATCATCTATACCCAGATAGATTTTTGAGGTTTGATGATATAAATCCTTATGTGGCTAAAGGGTCAGAGGTGCTTTCTTGGTTTAAAGAATCTGGTTATGATAGACCTGATCTCTTGGAGAATACTATCGAGGTTGCGAGCAAGTGCAGTGCTGAAATACAAAAGAGAAGAAGTCTTTTGCCAAAATATATGAAGTCTCTTAACTCAGATGATTACCTGAAAGAAATGTCTGAGTTTCGCTTGGAAGAGTTGGGCTTAGGAGAGCAATACAGGGATAGATTAGCAGAAGAACTTTCTGTAATTAAACAACTTGGATTTTCTGACTACTTTCTTATCGTGTGGGATTTAATCTCATGGGCAGACGCAAACTTTGTCGGGAGAGGAACTGGTCGAGGCTCGGTGGGCGGCAGTCTGCTTGCTTTCCTGCTAAAAATTACAAAAGTAGATCCAATTAAATATAATCTTTTGTTTGCTAGGTTTATCAGTGATGAACGCAATGATTATCCTGACATCGATCTTGATTTTGAAGACAAGCGCAGAAATGAAGTCAAAGAATATTTGCGGGATAGATGGGGTCGTGATCATGTTGCCGCAATTACCACATTTGGAACATTCAAACCAAAATCTGCTGTAAAAGATGTCGCCAGAGTTCTACAGGTCCCTTTCGAGGAAACTAATAATATCACTCCGTATTTTGAAACAATTGAAGAATTAATAGACTCGCCTAAGGGAAGGCTGTTTTGTGCAAAATATCCTGATGTCCCAAAAATAGCAAAAAGATTGGAAGGTAGGATTAGAAATACAGGGATTCATGCTGCTGGAATGGTTGTTTCATCTATTCCTTTAAACCAAGTTTGCCCTATTGAAACAAGGAAAGAAACCGATGGTGGAGAAAGAATTACAGTAACCGCTTTTGACATGATTGACGCTGAGGCGGTCGGTCTAATTAAAATAGATATTTTGGGTCTAAAGACGGTATCTGTCATTAAAGATTGCTTAGCGAAGGTCCTAGAACGCACAGGGCTCGATGTAGAGGACCAGTCCTTGATGCTTGATGACCCCAAAGTTTTTGAAAATTTTAATAATGGCAACACGGTTGGCGTTTTTCAAACAGATGCGGCTGCGTATAGAAACTTGATTGAAAGAATGGGAATAAATAATTTTAATGATTTGGTTGTAAGTAATGCATTAGTTAGACCAGGAGCATTGCTATCACAAGGACAAAAGTATATTGATTGCAAAATGGGAATAACTCAGCCTTACTACCCACACGAGTCAGTTCGTGAAATTCTTGAAGAAACATATGGCACGGTAATTTTCCAAGAACAATTAATGCAAATGTCTGTAAAGATATCTGGGTTCACATGGTCAGACGCTGACAAACTCAGAAAAATAATCGGTAAGAAAAGAGAGGTGAGTGAGTTCAAACAATATAAAGATAAGTTTGTAAACAACGCTATCATTCCAAAGATTGAGGCTAAGCAAATGTGGGCTGAATTCGAGATGTCCGCTTTGTACATGTTTAATAAATCTCACGCCGTTGCTTACTCAATGCTTTCGTATCAAACTATGTGGCTGAAGGTGAATTACCCTCTTGAGTTTATTTGGTCACTGCTTTACAATGAAGACTCTACCGAAAAAACAACGGCATATTTGATGGAAGCGCAGAGACTCAGTGTTCCAATACTCCCTCCTGATATAAACTTATCTCAAGAATTTTTTACAACTGATAACTCAACAGGCGTTGACGCAATTAGGTTTGGTCTTTCTAATGTTGCTGGGTGTGGGGTTGCAGCTATTAATGAGATTTTTAATAAAAGGCCCTTTAGTTGCTTTGATGAGTTTAACAATAAATGTTCTAAATCAGCAGTGAAAGCACCTCTCCGTTTAAACTTTGAAAAAGTTGGCGCATACGCATCAATGAATCATATTTCTCAGTATCAACATGAGCGATACTATCTGCCAGTGCTTGGATTCTCTATTCAATCTGCTGAGGACAAAAACGAAATGGATGTTTTTGTTGGCAACTTATCTGAGTTCCACGAAATAAATTCTCCGTTAACTTTAATCAAGGCGATTGTTCGGTCAACCAAGAAAACTGCCCAATATTTGAGGATTGAGTTTGAAGATTTTTCAGGGTCAGCTACTGTCTTTGCTGATAGGAATACGGAGATGGCTAACCGTGATTATGTATACGCTTTAATAGGAGATAGAACACTCCACTCATTTTGTGATGCTTATAATTATATTGATACTGACTTACATAAGTTTATAATTCTTCGTCAAAAAGGCATTGAACATGATCGCAGTTGGCTTTATAAAACAGGTCTAGGGTATATTGGCGATGAGAAGACATTAATGTATATAATGCACTCAAGGGTCTTTACAACATCTAAGGGTAAGTTGATGGCGAATTTATATTGTTGGGATGGGGTACAAATTTTTAAAGTTGTTATATTCCCTAGAGCATATATAAAGATGAAAGGGATTGTTAAACAGGGGCAGTGGTATGCGGCAAGATTGTCTAAAATTGAAGAAGCTCCGACATTAACTCGTATGGATTCATACAAAGTTGAGTCTGACTCTGCTATCATAAGCATAGACAATTACATAGAGCGAAAGAATTTAAAGGAATCGGACTATTTAAATGCTAGCATGCAGGTATAACGAAGGAGAATAACATGATTGAGCAGATGCGTGATTATGCCTACCGTAAATCAATTGGTAAAGAACTGTATCCAATTGTCCGCCAATGTGTAATGATAAATGAGTGGGCTGATCAAGTGGACGCGCTGCAGGCGAGGGAAGCCAAAGGTCGTAGAATCATCGCTGAATTGCTGCATGAGGTGGAAATATACGCCTACAAGGATTTAAAGCATGAACTCGATGACCCCGCCGATAACTATGTGATATCTACTGTTCAAAAGACTGTTAATAAAGCAAAGAGATTTATTAAAAAAGGACTCTAAATGTATACAATAGCATTTACTGGTCACAGACCACCAAAGATTGGTGGCTATAACATAGATGCACCTTTGCGTCAGGCTGTAATACAAAAGATAACTCAGGTTGTCCAGTATTATGCTAGTCACTACACGAACTGTCAAGCTATTGTTGGCGGTGCTCTTGGCGTAGACCAAGACGCTGCATCAATTTGCGACTCACTAGGGATACCATATCTTGTAGCAATTCCATGCCTGGGTCAGGATAGTAAATGGCCCAAAGAGTCTCAGGATAAATATAAAATTATGTTAGAAAAGGCATATAAAAGAGTACTTGTCCATAATGGAACATATAACTTTACATGCATGGACGAGCGCAACAAATACATGGTGGATAATTGTGATTTATTAATTGCCGTTTGGGATGGTTCCGAGGGTGGAACGGCGAACTGTGTCCGTTATGCTCAGCATGAGGGCCGAGAGATTACTCTCATTGACCCGTCAAAGTTATTATAAACAATAGACAGGAAATGGATGTGAACGAAGCAGAAAATCTCATCGCGGCAAACGCAATACTTGGATACCCCGAAGTACCAAAGGTGGTACGCCGACAACTCACAAGGAATGCTGCCCATTGCCGCACCTGTAATACAACCATTGAGTCTAGACACCGCCATGACTGGGTAGCCTGTGGCTGTCCACAAAACTCAGACAAGGGCATCTATGTTGATGGTGGTCTTGCTTATAGTAGGCGCGGAATTGGCAAGGATGCGGATTATTTTGATCTTTGTGAATATGATGACACGAAATGAATAAGAAAATTATTCAGATGTATTTTGATAGAGTTCTGTGGGAGATAGGCGACTTCTTTAGTGGGTGCTGGTATAGAAGGCTGGTTATTAAATCTGCTGGTGTGAAGTTTGAGCAGGAGCCGCATATGTTTGTTACCAGTGCTACTGCTCTATTCGGTGAGGAAGAAGTTGAGTTCAATGCTTTTTGTGGTGTATGGGTCTGTTGGGAAACACATGATGAATATGAATACTTTGAGGGGTATTCAGGGGTGTCAGGGAAAGGCTCTGCATGGTCATATGAGGGCACATATGTTAGCAACTGGCACAGTGCTATTAAATCCGATAATACCAAAACTATTTATGACGGGTTTGATGGAGAAGTAGAAGACATCATTGAAGAGACATCCGAGATAGATCATAATAATAAAATGCCTGTTGAAACCGCCATGAATATCATATCAATGTGCTATGCTCATAAAGCAGGATTGCGATGATTAGGAGACAGCAATGAGTGAACCAGTGGATATTGCCGCCGAGATTCGGGCTTACGCGCTTGAGGGTTGCCCCACTACTGATACTTTTAATGAGTGGGCTGACCATATGGAACGGCTACAAGCAGAGTTAGAAAAAGAGCGCAGATTACATGGCATGGCTCGCTCAACAATCTCATCGCGCACCGACGAAGTGGAACGGCTACAAGCAGACCAAACGATTCTTTTAGCGACGGCACAAGACGCTTTAGAATGTCTGGTTGATTGGGCTAGTTATGCCGACGAATATTTTTTAGTTAAACATGATTTCAAAGGTGATGTCCAACGGATTTCAAGTGTCACAGACAGATTCCGCAGAACCCCACAGACAGGAGACAGCAATGAACCTAATGACGCAAGTTGAATTATCATTACACCGCGACTGTCTTAACGAATGGATTTCTAACAACCAGCTCGAAGATAATAACTCAGACGAAGATCGGATGCTACATATATTCAATGACTTCTGTGATGATGTCGAAATATCAATTGTTAAATAATAAAGGAGAACAAAATTAAAACCAAAGATGATCAAACAGAAAACCTAATCATTGATGGGATAACAACCCGCCTTGAAGATGGTAATTCAGAAGTTGTATACATAACCGTGAAAATGAGATTTTTTAGCGAGTGTTATGGTCGCTCGCGTGACCTGCTAGATGCTGTATCGGCAGTAAATGCGCTTATGGAAAAGAGGGAAAGATGCTAATTATTGACAAAAGACGCGGGGATCTTATGCCTCAGCATGATGTCATCCCAACCCCCAGTATTGGGCTGAATAGGGCGCTGGGTGGTGGATTAAATTCTGGTGCAACCCATTTATTTTGGGGCACTCCGTCAGTAGGTAAAACAACTATGTGCTTCAGAATTATTGGTGAGGCGCAGAAGATGGGTTATCGCCCAATTATAATAGATTCTGAGTCATCTTACAATGACGAGTATGCCGCTAAGTGCGGTATTGATATTAGCGATGTTGTAATTATTCAGGCAACAACAGTTGAAGATATTATGAAGAACATTATTGGGTTTCTTAATGATGATAAAGAGAAGCATATCTTCTTGTTTGATTCATTGTCCAATATTATCAAGGAAGAGTTTTATGATAAGCCCGAGAGTGGTAAGGCCCTGGGTCTGCAGGCGCGTTCGCAAGGATACTTACTGCAAAAGCTGGTTAATTATCTTCATAAAGAGAGGAACATCATGCTGTTTGTTGCTCACCAGACTGTTGACTTAAGCGGTATGTTCGCCATTACGAAGGCTAAGATGGGGAATACTGTCCACCACAATATGCACAATGTTGTTAAGTTATTCCTTTCTATGTCTAAGGCTGAAATGGAACGGGACAATACAAATAAGATTACTTCTCAGAGGGCTGTTTGGACTATTGAAAAAACAAAGCAGGTACCTACAATTGGATCAAGTGGTTATTATTATGTTTTACCGCAAGAAGGACAAATTGATAAAGCCCGTGAAGTAATTGACATTGCTGTTGAAATGGAGATAATTAGTCGCAAAGGAGCGTGGTATACTTATGGGGATAGCAAGTGGAACGGCATGGGCGCTATCGAGTTAACTGAAAAACAGGGTGCCGAGATTGAGAAAGCTATTAATGGCGAATGAAGATGATTATAAATTAATATATGTTGGGGGGATGGCTATTCAATGTCGCAAAGGCTGGCTTGAAATAGTCACCAATTGCTATGACGAATTACTTAAGATAGACCCCGACTTCACGGTTGCTCAGATTAAAGAAAAATTTGGCACGCTCCGTTTCTATTTTGATACAAGAACTGAATTGTGGGACGAGATGCAGGCCGTTGTCACTAAGTATGAGCATATGTCAGCCGTGACTTGTGAAGTCTGTAGTGCGCCAGGAGAGTGTGGTAAACAAAAGGGTTATTGGATTCGGACAACTTGTGAGGCCCATCGTTAAGCGCACCGAGAAAGAAGAAATTAAGCGTGATCACGCAAAGCCTGTCAAGAACTCTGGGCGCGGCGTTAATAAAGGTGACGCTTCTTTGCACAAGTTTCTTCTTGATTATAAGCATAATGGGAAGTCTTTTACTTTAAATCACAAATCCTGGTTGAAGATGCGTAAAGATGCGTGGAATGCTAATTATAAATACCCGTGTATTTCTGTTGTCTTAGGCGAGAATTCCGAGACAAAGGTTGCTATAATAGAGTGGGAAGTGTTCGTTGAGTTGATAAAAGGAAGTGAATATGAAAAATAAATTTTTCTGTGACGATTTGAGCGGGTGGAGAGTCTTTGGATTTGGCTACGGCGTTCCCTCTGAACATGGGGATTGGTATATTGGTCTTTATTTATGGAAATGGAGTGCTGGCTTCGGTCGATATAAAGATAATGTAAAACAGGCAGTAGTCAAAACTGAAGACCTAAGAAAGGATATTTAATGCCAGATATTATAATAAATAGAGAAATCCTCAGTGCCCATATGGGTGATAAGGCAGACGAATTTCTTGAGTGCATGAGGATCGTGGAAGATATTATACAACACCCAGAAGGGTATCTTGGTGCGCAGGCTATTAAGTACGCAAACATACTGGCTGCGTACAGGACTGTAATGATTGTCAAATCACAAATGTTTAAAAGAAGATCGACAATGATGAGTGAGCAAGATAAATTTGTTAATGATATATGGAAAACTATGTATGAAGCATTATCAGAGAATATAAATACATTAAAATTAGCCGCAAAGGGAGTAAACAGTTGAAATCATTAGCACATCTTAAAATGCCAAAAGTGGAAAAACCAATAGTTGTTGAACAAGAGAGAGATCTTGTTGAGGCCATTGATGAGCATTTGGCATTAAGAAATAAACCTAGTTTTAAGAAAGTAAGCGGGTTCCACCCTAGTTATACAAATCAGTGCTCTAGATATTGGTGGTATTTATTTGATGGAGTTAGCGTGACTCCTAGTTTTAATCCACAAACATACCGTATTTTTGATAACGGTCATGCTGTGCATGACAGGCTTTATAGTTATCTTCGAGAGATGGGTATTTTAATGGCGGAAGAAATTAGTGTTTCTTATAGCAGTCCCCCAATTGAGGGTACCGCAGATGGTATAATTAATTGGTATGGAGAAAAGCTGATTGAATTAAAATCTATTAGTGCTGAAGGGTTTCATTATAGACAACTTCACAACAAACCAAAAGACGAACATTACCGACAAGCCCAAATATATATGGAGTGCCTAAATCTCGACGCAGGATATGTTATTTATGAAAATAAAAATAATCAACAAATCTTGCCAATATACATCGAGAAAGATAAGGATTTCATCGAAAAATTGTTTAAGAAATACAGGAAAATTCATGCCTCGTATACGAGTGGAGAAATTCCTGTTCAACCTTACAAGATAACTTCCGCCAATTGCGGGGCTTGTGATTTGAAGAAACACTGCTGGGCAGAAGGAAAGCAAGGTAAGGGTGACGATGTTGAATCGTTTTAACTTTATCTGCAAAACAATCGATGTACGACCAAGAATTGAGAACATGTGCACATAAGGAATGCAGTAAAGAGTTTAAAGCGAAAGTTTATAATGCTATATATTGCTCTGCGGAATGCAGGAAGATTGTAACAAATAGAAATTTATTAGCCAACTATTACGAAAAGAAAAAGAACAAAAATAAAAAAAGAATTTGCAAGACAAATGAATGCGGCGCTGTTTTATCAATTTATAATAAAGAAAAGATATGTGAAAAATGTAAAAGGGAAGCCTATGTCAAAAGACTTGTCGGGTGGGGTTGGAAAGAAAGCGATGTAAGAAGAGGCATTGAATGAGTATAAAAAGCATTGTCTCAAGTGTAAAATCAGAAAGAATAATTGCAATAGACCCTTCTTCGCATTCGCTTGCCTGGGTTGTGTATGACATAACTTTAGAAAAGATAGTTCTTGTCGCTTCTGGTAAAATTGATTACAAAAAAGATAAAGACATATCTATGAAATTTAGGGCAATAGATACTGGGTTGAAAACTGTCGTGGAGTCCTATAGTCCCAGATATGGCATTATTGAACAATCAATCTATGTTCAAAACTTTGAGACTAGTCGGATTATATCTTACATAATCGGTTACTCTTGGGGAGTTTTAAGTTCTAGCAATTGTGTTGTTTGTGATGTGAACCCATTAACATGGAAATCTGGTATTGGATATAAAAAATTATCCAAAAAAGATACAGAGTTATTCGCCAACAATGGAAAGAAGGGCGCTATCCACGCTAAATTAAAAAATGAAAGGAAGCGGCGCGTCAGAGAGATTGTAAGTAAATTTTTCCAAACAGGAGACATTAACCTAGATGATGATGATATTATTGATGCTGCAGGCATTGGTTTATGGTATGCGATAACAAAAATTCAGGTCAATAAATAATGGCTAATGAACCCTACCGCGACAGGGCGTTCCTGTATGAAATGTATGTACAAAGAAGAATGAATTTAACAGACATTTGCAAACATTTACATAAAACTTACAATATAGAAATTACACCGCAAGCTATTTATAACTGGGTAAAGAAATATGACTTACTTAAGTTTAGAGGAAAAGGGAGAAAGCTTTCAACTGGTGGACAGACTCGGCAGAAGTCTCAGGCTCAACTGAATGCGGAAAGCAGAAAGAGAGATATAGCAAAAATGAACAAATTTAAAAAACAAGGACGAGGTAGATAATGAGAAGAGCAGTTACTGTAGGAGACATTTCGTTATTCGCCAAGGTTGATATGGTGTATAACCAAGTCCGCGTAATCGAAGCAAAACAAAATCAGACAAAATATAAATGTCTTGGATCTGGCGAGTGTTGTCGAATTGGACTAGTCATTCACATGGCTGAATGCGCAAATATTGCTTTTAAACTCAGGCAACAATATTATTTATATCTTGAGGATAAAGGCCAGGAGTGCGCGACTGATTGGTTGAATGGCGTTGTTTCTGACCTCAAAGAAGCAATGTATGATGAGGACTGGGTTCCTGGTGGAGAAACAAAAAGACACTGCGCCTTTTACAAAGGGGGGTGTACCATTTATGCCTATAGGCCGATGGTTTGTAGGTCATTCGGGACCATAACAAGTGTTGATAATTATTGTCCTAGAATTAGGAACGCTAACGGGGAGATTGATTTTTTCACGGGCGACTCAGTTCATCAAACGATTGTAATGTTCCAGCAGTTCTTAAAAGAATATTCTGAGGGGAAGGACATTGGTTATAGCTTAGTAGTCTATATGCCCCTGGGAGTCCTTAGTTTTTTCCTTGACCCAGATGAACTAGAAGAATTACAGGAGAAAACAGATCCTAAATTTTGGACGGCTGTGCAGGGGTGGTTTAATTATAGAGTTCAATTCACCAAGTTGCATGGTTATACATATGAAGAACTAGGTGTATTTGCAAAAGATGCTGGGGTGCCAGTAAGTTTCCGTGAGAAAGAAGTTGACGAAGTTTAAAAGATGAAGGATATTCTTTTTTTAGAAAATGTCATAACCAACCCAAACACTGGTTATGGATACACAAGCGAGATGTTGGTTCCGCAATTAATAAATAGCGGGTTAAATATTGTAAAACAATCTGACAATGCTGAATATATCAAAGAAATTATTAAAATCCAACGGGATCTTAATATTGGCTATCAATATATAGAATGGAGTAAGGCAGATATTGTAATTAGCCATTGTACCCCTGACACCTTTATGGAGTCTAAAAGTAATTATACAATAGGGTTTACATACTGGGAGCAAAATAAGCTGCCAAGTAGATGGATTGATAGTTGTAATAAAATGAATGAAATTTGGACAGTTTCAGCAGAGATGAAAAATGTTTTTATTAATTCAGGGATAACCAGGCCCGTTTATGATTTTAAGCTTGGCGTTGACCCAAGTGTGTTTTACCCCAAGAAAAGGTCTGTGGGTGAACAATTTGTTTTTATGAGCATGGGTTCTCCAAGTACCCGCAAGAACTCCCAGATGGCTGTAGACGCTTTTCTGAGGCTGTTTAGGGGTAATGCCGCATATAAGTTAATATATAAAACATCAGGCCCAGCAGATGCCAGGATATTGCAAGGCAAAACTATGATTTCTAGTATTTATGATCATCCACAAATTGAAGTTATTGATCACTTATTATCTGTTGAGGAATTAGGGTTGTTTTATGATAGAGCAAATTGTTTGCTTTATCCAACAGCTGGAGAAGGGTGGGGTTTAATCCCATTTCAAGCAATCGCAAAAGGAATACCAACTATCTGTACTAATGCATTGGCTTGTACTGAATTTGCCAACATGTCAGTCCCTCTTGATTATTCTTGGACTTATAGAAATTGTAACGGGATATATTCCAATGCGGGTATGTTCGCGGAGCCAAATTTCGATGATTTATGTGATAAAATGTTATATGTAGTTAATAACTATGAGCAAGTTTCTAATAAGACATTTGAGTCGTCTAAATATATAAATAAGAACATGACATGGGAACATGTCTCAAAGGAGTATTCTGATAGGTTATGGCAAATATTGAAAAATACGAAGAGCCATCTCTTCTAGATCAATTAAAGCAGGTTGAAGATGTTGGGCTGCTTTATGTAAAAGGTTATAGCAATACAGAAATAGCCGCCTTGTTGACCATGACTGTTGATCAAATAAAATCTTGTGTTCTGGAATATAAGAAAATATTAAACAGACAGGCTGAGAACGATCCATATTTCTTAGAGAAACTACAGTTTAACACAATTAAAGCTCTCCAAGAGTTTGATCAGTTAAGCAAGGAAGCCTGGGAAACCGTTAACATAGCAACAGATCATGGAATGATCCCCGCAAGAATACAGGCTATAAAGCTGGCTGGAGAGTTGGCTACAAAGAAGGCTCAGCTTCATAAACTGTTAAGCGGGAACCAGGCCGACAACATTTATGTTGCAAGAATGCAAAAGGCGGAGAATGTTAATCAAATACTTTCTATGATTCTTCGAGATGTCATTTCCAAACATCCGAATATAGCAAACGAAGTCAGGTCTGAATTGGAAATTGCTTTTGCAATTATGAACGCGGAATAGCCTATAAAATGAATCTAAAAATGTGTCCTATAAAGGTCTATGTAAAGGGTTTAAAACAGCCCCTCATAAAGGTTCAAAATTTAAATGTTGGTTAATATGTCTCTCTATCTATATGAATATTCTTTTGGAGATTTAATAGCATGAGTGATTTCATGAGCATGAACCTTGATCTTTCTGATTTTGATAGATTATTGCGTTCAGATGATCTTATCGAAACACCTGTCGATATCCAAACATTTGTCCAAGATAAAAAATTTTTAGGTTTACCTCCGCTTTCCGATATTCAACTAGAGATTGTAAAGCATAGCACACAGATTTATAAAGAAAGAACTATGATATCAATGTATGGGGAAGAAAAGGGCAAAGAGCTTTATAAGAATTATACTGTTAATGAAGTTATTTGCATGTTAGGTAAAGGATCTGGGAAAGACCATTGTGCTAGAATATCTATGGCTTATACTGTATACTTAATTCATTGCTTAAGAGATCCGATGGGCTATTACGGCAAAGCTCACGGTGTGTATATTGACTTGCTTAATCTTGCTGTTAATGCTCAACAAGCTCAAAGAGTTTTCTTTGAACCATTTAAGAACTTATTACTTAGATCCCCGTATTTTAATGAAGTTGGATTTGAACCAAGAGTATCAGAAATATTTTTCTTTTCAAGACCAGTTAGATGTTTTTCTGGTCACTCTGAATCTGAAGGTTGGGAAGGATATGAGGTTATGACTGTGATTTTGGATGAGATCGCGGCTTTTAAAACAGACGCGGAATTGCGTGGGGAAACTAGATCAAAAGGATCTGCGTCCGCGATTTACAATATGAGTAAGCTATCCGTGATGTCTCGATTCCCAGAAACGGGTAAAGTTATTCTTCTATCATTCCCTCGCTATAAAGGTGATTTTATTCAACAAAGATATTATAATTCCAGGGAAAAGAATGAGCCAAAAACTTGGTCAATAAAAGCATCAACATGGGAAGTTAACCCAACGATTACAAGAGAACAATTGGAATCAGAATACATTAGAAATCCATTAGAAGCGCGAGCTAGATTTGAATGTGAGCCTCCTAATATGGAAGACGCTTTCTTTAGAGATGCTGATTTAGTAAGAAAAGCGTTTATGTATGGAGATGACCCAGTAGATGAAGAAGGTAAATTCCATAATTGGTTTAACCAAACAGATGGTCAAACAAGGTTTATACATATCGACTTGGCCTTGAAAAGAGATAGGGCTGCGCTTAGTATGGTGCATTGTCCTGGATTTAAAGAAGTAAAGACAATTAATGGTGTTGAAAAGTTACCTATTGTAAATGTTGATCTTGTTTATTCATGGGAAGCTTCTATAAACAAAGAAATTAACTTTGCATCTATTAGGCAAATGATTGTTGATTTGTGTAGAAAATTTGATGTGGGCCTGGTTACATTTGACAGATGGCAATCTATTGAGATGATTCAAAGCTTAAGATCTCAGGGTATAAATGCAGATTTCCATAGCGTTAAGAAAACAGATTATGATACTCTTATGACTTGTATATATGATACAAGATTGCGTGGATATTGGAATGAATTATTGGTTGAAGAAGAGCTTTTGAAATTAAGATTGTTTTCTAATAATAGAATTGATCACCCCAATAGTGGATCAAAAGATTTAGCTGACGCTGTTGCTGGCGCTACATTTACTTGTCTGGAAAATATGGCTATTGATACCGAGTTTGAGATAGAGGTATTATCTCCAGATAAATTTTGGGAAATCAATGAAGATATTGAAGAGTTTGGCACTGTGACAATTCGTAATGAAATGGGTCAGTTCACGCCAGGTTTTAACCAAACAAATGTTTCTGCTGAACAATGGCTAGAACAGTTATAAAATATGATACACTACACTATCAAATTAGAAAAGGAGCAAGTAAATGAATCCACTAGATAATATTAAAATTACACATGAGGATGTGCTAAAGCAATTAGTCCAGCAAAACTCTGTTCTATCTACCGATATTGCGGTGCTTCGTGCAGAAAATTTAAAGCTGAAGGAATATATTACTGAAACGGCTCCGAGCAATGCTAAGGCTGTTGAGTCTCCTAAAGAAAAATAATATTTTTTCGTCTTTGATGTAGTTTTTGACTTTAACGCTGGTAGTGTGCTTAGGTACAGAAAAACCACAAACCAAAAACAGGAGAAAAAATGCTAAAGCTAAATAAAGTAGATAGCCTTCCAGAAATCGTAAGAGCTGGTCGTCATTCAGAAGAATTGACTATGATTATTGGTGCCCTTAAAGAGTCGGTAAAATATGGCACTGTGTATAGTCTTGAGGGAATTACTGCTGGTAATGCTTACAATTCAATGCAACAAAGAATTCGCGCCCAGGCTAAGAAATTGGGTTTCAAAACAGTTGTTCGTTTTGATTCAACTAAGGGTTCTCTATTCTTCAAAGCAACAGAATTGGTTTCCATAAAGACTCCGATTACTGTTGTTAATAACAATGTCGCCGTTAGCGCAAAAGAAATTGCTGGTATCAAGTCAAAGGTTAAGACAAAGTAATAAAATAAATTAAAAAAGCCCTCCGTCTAATCAGCGGAGGGCTTTTTTTTATGTCATAATAGATGTATATGATTACTACTCAAGAAGAAAATATTGAAATTACCCAAGAACAGATGAGTCAATGGGTTCCGTTTTTCGCGCTTCCTTGTTATGACAGACAATTGACTGAGCCTTTCTTTATGTCTTTTATCAAGACAGCTCTTTACTTAAAAGAAAACAATATGCGGTTTTCTATGGCTACCGTTAGCGATTCCTTAATCTCTCGCGCAAGGAACACGCTTGTTGCTAAGTTTATGGCTAACCCAATTCACACACATATGTTATTTATAGATGTTGATCTTGGATTTGAGCCAGAGGCTATCCTTAAACTTCTATGGCAAGATAAAGATATTGTAACCGCAGCATATCCCATTAAAGAAATTAATTGGAAAAAGGTTGCTGATTTTGCAAAGCAAGGGGTTGACCCTGCTAAATTATCTGGCAAATCAACGAGATTTGTTGTCAATCCAGTTAAGCCTGGAAGTAATGAAATCAAAGTAGATAAAGGTGCTCTTGCTATATATGACGCAGGAACTGGGTTTATGTTGATTAAAAGAGAAGCGATTCAGAAAATGATGGATGCTTATCCTGAATTGAAATACAATGACGATACTGGTTCTTTAAATGATGAAGAGAAGAAATATACATATGCTCTGTTTAATTCTTATGTTGATAGTGAGCAAAAAAGGTTTCTATCAGAAGATTATGGCTTTGCAAGATATTGGCAAAATATGGGGAATGCGATTTGGGTTGATCCTTCAATTGAATTAAGTCATTTAGGTAGATTTAATTTTACAGGGAACCTTATCGAGTTTTTAATAGACTTAGAAAAGAAAGATGTCGCAGACACAAAACGGTCTAAGAAACCAAAAAAGAAATAACAGGCTTATAGCCTGAAAAAAATATACTAAAGTTTGCTAAAATATTGGTTAAAATACGCTGGGTGTTTCATTATATAA